CCGCTACTGCTATCCAACCTGCCAGTGCCATCCAAGGTGGAGTCTTGTCCTCCACGCCCGGCAACTCCGCGTGGATGCCTGCCGCCAGACCGTCAATCCGGGTCGCGCCTGCGACCACCACCGTATCACCTGTCGCCTGCCCATGATCCATGAGCAGTTGCGCCTCAGTCCGGATCTCGTTGCTGTTGGCACTGATACGGGCTACTGGGGAGCAGCCTGACAGTACCAGCGCAGCAACGAGCAAGCACTTCATGGGCGCGTTTCCATGCGCTCCAGCCGCTTCTCGACCTGCGAGACGCGCTCGCCGATCACACGGATCTGCGCGTTCGCGTCCGCGTTGCGGTCCTTGATGAGATTGATGTCAGACGCAATGCTTTCTAGCAAGTGTTGCTGATGCTCGTCAGATTGCAAGCGTCTGCCGACATAAACCACCGACCCAAGAATGAGGATGACAGTCAGAGTCAACTGGGCTTTTTCCAGATTGAACAGTTTGGTAGTGGATTCGGGACTCATGTATTTAATTGCAAACTAAAGGCGAGAGGTTTGGTTCATGCGCTTGCAAGAAGTTTAGATGCCATTGTTTGTGTGACAGCAAAGTACGAATCTTCCTTGGTAGTGATGGTGGTTCCAGACGCAGTCCCGCTTGAATTTAAATGAGCATTTCCACCAGAGTCATACATATTGTATTTGCTCATAATGACGGATGAATAGAAACTTGCAATGTCAATGACGCACAAGTTGTATGTGCTTCCATTGGCGGTTGCGTATGCATTTGCTGCGTTGCTAATTGCAGTTCGCGTTGAATCAAATGGAGTTCCGCTAGAAGTAACGGGATGGGAAACCGTAAACAAGAAACTGATGTTGTTTACATCGCCACCGCCAGCAACCCACTTTGTCCTAAACAAGTCAATGAGAGTCTGAGAATTATTCGTCCAAGTGGTTGCATCTTCTACCGTGTTAATTCCGAGGTTCATAAAGACCATTGCGCGACCAGTACCACCACACTCAACTTGACGCTGTCTGATTTCCTTTAGATACGCGTCAACAAGTTTTCCTGCGCCCGTAATTTTTGAGACAGTCAACGCACTATTCAAGCCACCAAATCCATTCAACAACGAAACCGAATAGCCCTTCTGTCCAAGTTTCACAACGCTGTTCCATAGCGAAGCAAACGGACCTGTGGTACTTGCCACTCCGGTAGCGTTGCCGTCCCAACTGCAATGAAGGATTTTTTGCCCTAGCCCGGTGCTAAACGTGACCGCTGGGATTTGCCATTGATATGTGTTGTAGCCAACTGTGCCAGTATTAGTAAGCGTAAATGCACTGTCTTGTGCTGCAAGCGCGGTGCTATTGCTCCAAATTGCACGCGGCTTGAATTGACCAGAACCCGCTGCGAACGTGCCGTACACGATGCGGTAGGCAAGTGATACACCTGCACCCGCACCATCAGTACCAAATACCAATTCAGATCCCCAAGACGTAGCAGTGGACGTTTCACTACTGTTAAACGTAGACACTTGCACGCTGCTTTGACCAAACGTACCAAGGAACGTACCAGCAGTTTCTACAACGATTGGATTTGCACCATACGCCAAAGGGAACATCATGAAATTGGTGTTCTTGTCGTTTTGATCCCACCCCGTAACGGTCATGCCTAAGTAATTTGTAAGCGCAAGAATATTTGCATCTGCCTGCGATGTAGCAAGCATCTTTCCCGTGCCTGTAGTCCCTGCAATTCCTGCGGCTGTACTGCTTGCACCAATTCCAAGACCAGCAGAGTCGCGCAAGATTCCCGCCGTGGCTGTTGGTGCGCCAACATTGGTCATTCCTCCACAGAACAACGGAGTAGCGTAAACAGGAACGCGCAAGGTGGTATTAAATACACGATGCCATGCATTGTTGTAGCCGCCACTTCCGGGGAATGTGGCGTTACTGTCGCCGATGACAATGACATCAAGCGAATCGGTTCCCGCTACTGCATCACGAAGCATTTGACCAGCGCGGCGTGATCCGTAGAAGCCGGGAGTAGAAGTTGCCGTATTAAACGAATACTCTGTTGGAATATAAACACGCTTCAGTGCTGTTCCATCAGCAACCGCTGCATTGTCCATCAAAGTGACTGAGTATTCAGATGTGCTGACCGCGTTTGACAACACGCCAGCAGTCACTGAAACGCCGAGAAGCGTCCCTGAACCAACGGTAGCGGTTACCAATACCTTTGCGTTGCAAATGCCGCCAAACTGCACCGCTACCTCGCGACCGTTTCCGCCTGCGCCAGTCATTAGACCCGTGACTACGCCAAGATATCCAGTGTTTCCACTTTCAAGCGTAGTTGCCTTGCGAACGCAATTGAATACATACGATGTACTTGCAGCCTGTTCTGGATTAACAACCGCGCCAGCGTGGATAAACGAGGTGATGACAAGATCGCCAATAGCGAGCGTTCCGCCAGACTTGTTTACGCAGGTAACAGTTGTTCCTACTGGTTGAACGCCAAGACGATTCTGAATCGGTGCAAATGTCATAGTGGATCCTTAACTGGGATTAGGAACGGTGTTCGTCATTACGAATCCGCCGTTGTTTCGATAGTTGTTTGTCCAAACGTTCGGTCGTAATTGACCAAAGTGTGCTTGTAGCATTCCGTCCTTACGCTGCGCAGTACCAAAGAGTGGTCCAGCCTCAATTTCTGCAAGACGCTGAGACTGCTGCCCGTCTTCATACGACTCAGTGATCGCACGGACGTAGAGAACGAGCAAAGCCTCTAGATAAAGAGGGATTGAGATGACATCCGTGGGCAGGTTTGCAGTCGATACGCGCTGCCAGCCAGTGCGATACGTGATCTTGATCTTGTTTGCTTCGTTACTTTCAGGAGTTGGATAGATTTGCAACTGATACGACTGTGTAGGCGCAGCATTCGTAGGCACAACAGCCTTCACGTACCCTCGCGTACCGTAACTGTCGAAGTCAGACGAACGACTGTTCTCTATTTCGTCCTGATTGGTGATTAAGAGCGGCAGTGTCCCACACCACGCGGCAATAAGTTCAGAAAAGTCAGCAGGCAGCACCACGTATGACTGGGCTGCAACCGTTGACAGCATTGCGGTGGCTTGCCTGAACGTCCACTGGTAGCCAAACAGATGCTCACCAGCCTGATTGATGATCTCAGCCTGTCGTTCTGCGACAGTCTGACCAGCGGCAGTCGATGGGCGACCACCGATGGCAAGCAACACATGGTTCGTCAGGTCTTTGTAGTAAAGCATTGAAATCCACTGGACGGGTTTAATCAATCATCAAACGCTCTAACTGCGGAACCAATATTGAAGCGGGATAAAGACGCGGCGTTGTCCTGTTGACGCGGCAGAAACTGCTTCCATAAGAACTGCTGCTGCTTGTGAACCAGAGCCAACACTTCCCAGATCAACAAACGATCCAGCAGTATCGCTGGGTTCAAGCAATGCACCAACAGCCAATGCAGCACTTGAAATAACCTTTGCAGTGACAATTCCACCAAACTGAACAGTCACGGTTTTACCAACAGTGCCATTAGTTCCAGACAAACTAGTAACAACTCCAATGTAACCATTGAAGTTTGCCAGATTGCCGTCTGCTGGAGCAACAGAGTTGAAGACATACAGTGGGTCATATCCCAAACTTGGATCAACAATCACACTGCCATGCAGAAACGAGGTGGCAACAACATCGCCAACGGCAACAGTTGCGGTGCGGACAACACACTGTGCCGTGTAACTCATTGGCTGTACGCCGATAGTATTAGCCGCTTGAGTAAATTTCATTTGATGTCCTTGTTGATCAGCATTGAAATCCACTGGACGGGTTTCCCCGTCCAGTGGTTATGGTGTTAGCAGAATTACGCCGTGGTTCCGTCAATCGGACTATTAAACAGAAGCACTGGAATGTTTCCAGTCGCAGCAGCGGTCACTGCGCCAAGCGAAAGAGCAACAGAAGTATCAGGAGCCGTTGAATCGGCTTCATTACCAAGGCGACCAGCGGTATCCGACAAGAACAACTTGCTGCCGATGACCACGTTGTTTGTCACTGCCGCAACAAGCGCAGTTGCAACTCCACCAAACTGCACCTGCACAGCCTGACCAGTTACACCAGAGTTGCTTTGTGAAGACAACCCAACAACAACTCCAAGATACCCAGCGTTCTTGTGGCTTCCATCGCCAGACGTTGCATTGACATCTCCCTCTGCCAACTTCACGCATGAGAATGGTGACAGTTCAAAACTTGTAGGAGTTTCGGCGGGTGGATAGATAACGCCAGTGTGGTTAAACGAAGTAATAACGACATTGCCAACCACCAAAGCGGTTGAGTCTTTATTGATGCATCGGACAACAGCACCAACAGGCTGAATTCCGATTGTTCCCATATTAGGAGCAGTAATCATGTAAGTTTCCTTTGTGAAAGAAGGGGGTGGGATAACCCACCCCCCGTTGTGTTAGATAGCGAGAGGAGCAACGATGCCGTGACGCTGACGGCTGTTGCAGAACACGTTCCACCAGCAGTCAACAGGCTGAACCCAACTGAACGGCTGATTTGGGTGACGCATGACATCATGCTTCTTCATGTAACGAGTCGAGTGATAGATAGGCGTGATGTACTGACCGTTGACGAACCAGAAACGAGCACCCTTATCAATGGTGTTTGTTGCAAATTCAGTCGAGTTAGCAAGAACACTGTAACCACTGGTCGTATTGTTACGACCAGCCTTCGTATCAGCAACTGCACTTCCATTAGCAAGGGAAGGATAAATCGCAGCCGTATCCATGTTGGCACAGTACTCAACAGGAATACCACTGAAGGTTGGCGTGTTGTACGCCGAATCCTGCTGGCTTACCAACATATTGTTGCTTGCACGAAGGTTTCGCTTGTAAAGGTTGATGCCTTCCTTTGAGCACAAGATCATCTGACGATTGAAGTTCGTCTCTTCAAAGTACTGCTTCTGAGTGAGCGGCGACTTGAATTGAACCTTCAAGAACATATCGTCAAACGCACCGAATAGGCTATAAACATTTCGCGCAATGTTGGTGTTGTTGTTGTGACCGTAATACTGTCCCGCCGCCTGTAAACTTGGAGCAGCAGTAGTAGTAGCAGCAGCCTTGTCATAGAACGACACTTGGTTCGACCAACGTGGGTCAGTGGCTGGGTTAATACCCAAGATATTTGGAGCACTTGACTGTGTGTTGAGCCACGCTGAACCACCACGCTCACCAAAGGTTAGGTCAGCATTGAGAGTTTCAGTAATGAATGCAGGAAGCGAGTAAGGCTCCTTGCCACCAGTTTCCATGTTGCCATAGTTATTGAAGGCTGATGCCCACAGATCGTTCTCCATGCCGTTGAGCATGGAAGTCCACATACGCATTTCCTTGATGCGCTTCACGCGCTTGTACATGACCTTGGCATCGCCTTCGTTCAGTTCAATTTCCTGATCGGTCCACGACATATGGTCCATGCTGAAACGCCAAGGAGCGGTCAGCGTGTCGGTTACCTGTGGGTTCGACCAAGTGAACACTTCATTTGGCTCATACTTGCGGTAGGTGGACGAATCGTCAAAGACGATGACATCCTTGATGGAAGTACCACCCTGAACAGTTGTTTCGCTTGCCTTCTCCCGGAGGAGACGCGAGAGAACGTAGTTGTTCTTGACGGCTTCGTTAATAACGGCATCGGCACTCTTCAGATAAGAAGGTCCGGTTGACTGCATAAAGTCATTGAATTGTGTAATTGAAGGCATGAGCCTA